TGGATCGCGCAAACGTAGATGTTGGTTGCTTTCAGATGGCCGCAACTGCGTGGCATGACCTTTCTCATTTCGAACGTCGCCTTATTGGGTTTTACCGACAATTGAGCAAGCAGGAACAGGATCAACTACAAAGGCTGGCTGAGGTGCTTGTCAGCAATCCGGAACACACTTCAATCGATTGACTCCGCAGCCGCCGGCGTTCTGAGGTCGGCGGTTTTGCTGCTCAACGGCCCGGAACATGGGCTCCGAGCTGGTCGAACAGTTCCCGCTGTTGGGATCTGGACATGTCTCGCAGGCGGTCGAACAGCAATCTGTCTACTGCTTCTGCAGATGGGCTTGAGGTATGTGAGAAAGTCAGGTTGGCCACCCAGGTGTGGCCACACTGTGCGGATCCGCATTGGCAATAAAGTTTCGCGAATTCTCTCGAAAGTTCGTCTCTTGAAGTAATTCGCCCTTTACTGCCGCACTCTTTGCAATTGATCCGCATGCTCCCTCCCCAGGGCGTTTTGATGAGCAATATTTTGACATAAAACGCATTCATGCATAATTATTTGGCCTATCCCTACATCAAGTGACTGCCTCGTCCGCTGGTGCCTCTCTCCAACTAATTCGGCGGTCTTCTCGTAACGTGTCATTGATCTGGTTGAACAACTGGCAGATCGGCCGGATCTCGTTGCTGGTGTAAACCCGATCAATCTTTTCGATATCGCCAAAGCCCCCGCTGTTTTCCGGAATGATGCCGGCCAGTGCTGGATTCATGCGCCACGCCGCGATCACGTCATTGCGGGTGATGTTCTTCACCTTCTCCAACTCGTCCTTGGCCTGGAAGTCCCCCACGGGGATGATCTGGATCGCGTTTTCCTTGCCGTTCGGGATGTTCACGAACATCGATCGGAAGTTGCCCACGCCCTTGCTGGCGCTGATTTGGGTGCGCAGGTTCTCTTCGTCCTCTTCGGTTAGGTCCGGGTCGTTGGTGTAGAAGATGTAGCCCGCGTGCGCGCCGTTGCTGTAGTAGCGCCGGCGGAACAGGGTCGCGGCTTCGTTGAGCAACAGCGCCTGCAGGCCGCCCAGGTAGTCCGGCACGCCGTAGATGTCCTGTTCCACGTCGTAGTCCAGGACGTGCTCGATCTCGTCCTGGTCGAAGTCCATGAACTTGCCGTCCGGCAGCAGCATCCTGAAACCACCATCTACTTTGACCCGCATGTTGATCGCCGGCAGGTGTTGCATTTCCAGGACCTGGCCGAAGGCATTGGTGTCGCGATAGAAATAGGACTCGCCGAACACCATGTAATCGAGGCCCGCCCGGCCCATGGTCTGCGTGTTGCAGCCTGCGGACGATATGAACTCACGCAGCAACAGGTTGCGTTTGAACTTCGGGATGGCGCCGTGGTGGGCGTTGGCGCGCAGCAGCTTTGCCAGGCCTGTTCGCGACACCGGCGGCTTGTAGATTTCGCCGTCGTCGCTGGGAAACACCCCCAGGTATTCGCCGATGTTGCCCGACAGCACTTGTTCGGGCTCGCCGAAGGTGAATGCCCTCATGGGCTGTGGCTGTCGCGCCTGTTGGGTTACCTGGTGCTTTCTGTGTCGTGGCTTGGGCATTGTTTCCGCTCGTGACGTAGCGGCTCCGGCGCCGCTTGTTGGTATTCAGGGGTTCGTTGGCGAGGGCGTGCATTACCGCCCAGGCGATATCGGCGTGGCCCGTGGCGTCCGTGCGTGACGCGCTGTAGGTGACCTGGCCGCTGTTGGTGGTGCCGCGTTTGATCGTCAGGAACGCCTGGGCGATGTCGGTCCAACCGGCGTCCCACTCGATGCGGCTACCCTGGATCGTGTCCTGGGCCTTGAGCACCAGGGCGTTTTTCGCCTCAAGGCTGTAGTGGATCGGTGTGGCCTTCGCGTAGAAGTCGCGCACCAGGTCGAACACTCCGTAACCCACGCCGGTGACGTCGATGCCGATGTGCTGGACGTTGAAGCGCTCCGTGAGTTTTTTGACCTGGGCGGCCTGGTAGGTGAACGAATGCCCCCGCCAGCTGTGTTTCTCCAGGATGCGGAATTTCGCCCCCGGCTCCAGTGGCGGGGCGATGACCACGCAGGTGGCATCGTCGCGGGTCCGGCTCGGGTCGTAGCCCAGCCAGACAGGGCTGTTGCCGAATGGTCGATCGTCGTCAGGCTTGTAGTCTTCCCACAACGACAGGTCGGAATAGCAGCGCTCCAGGTCTTTCAGACCGAACGCGCTCTGCGTGCTGTCGATGAACTTGCAGTAGAACAGCTGCTGGAACTTGTCCTCGTCGTACTCCAGCTGCAGTTGCTCCAGGTCGAACAGATCACACCCGCCGTCGATCGCGTCCTGGATGGTGATGGTCTTGCGCCATTGGCCGTCCGGACACAGCGCGCCCTGGGTGTAAGCCGACTCCACCGGCCAGGTGCCGCCGGCCTTCTTGCCGCGTTTGCCGTTGCGGAATTCCTCACCAGTCCAGAACGGGTAGGCCTGGTGCGATACGGCGCTGGGCGTCGAGAAGTAGGTTTTGCGCCACTTCTTGTGCGTGCCCATGGCGCTGGCCACGGTGCTGAGCTTCTCGAAGTCGCGGATCCAGAAGTATTCATCGACGTAGACGTGGCCGTGATAGCCCTGAGCCGTGCTGCTATTTGTCGACAGGAAGCGCAGTTCGGCGCCGTTGCTGAGCACGATCGGGTTGCCGGTCAGCTCGATGTCGAACCACGATTTTGCGAACTGGATGATGTAGCTGCGGAAGATCTCCGATTGCGATCGGCTGGCCGACAGAAACACCTGGTTGTCGCCGCTCAACACGGCGTCCATGAAGGCCTCGCCGGCGAAGTAGTAGGTCAGACCGACCTGACGACTCTTGAGGATGTTGCGGATCCTGCAGGTCAGCGGGTTCTGCTTGGCCGCGAACAGCTCCTGTTGGTAGCGGTACATCTTGCTGATGAACTTATCCAGGAAGTCGACTTCGGTCAGCTCGCTGATGTCGTTCTTGGCCTTCTTCTCCTTTTTCTTGCCGCCGCCCTCGCCACGGCCGGAACGTTCGCCACGCGAGCGCTGGCGCGGTTCGGAGGACTCGCCCGGGTTGTCGCCGAACGATGCGGTTGCCGGCGCCGGCTTGGCCGCTTGTTTCAGCAACCGTTCGCGAACGGCGGTCAGCCGGTCCAGCTCATTCAGATCGTCTTTTGACAAGCTGCCAGCCTTGTCCAGGAGCAAGGTGATCCGCCGGCCGACAGCGGTCAGCGGTTCTTCGTCCGACAGCATGTCTTCCCACCCGCCCTGGCGGATCCAGTAGTAGACGATCCGGATGTTGGGCAGGTTGAGTTGCGCCTGAATTTCCTTGGCCTTGCAGCGGCGCAGAAATAGGCGTTTGGCGGCTTCTTTAACTTCGGTCGAGTAGTACATGGGCCGCAGTCTATGCGGCGAAAACAGTGGAAACTCGGAGTTAAATTCCGCCAACTTCCTAGATCGTGAATCTAGGAATGACGCGCAGGCAAAGCGTTTGGCGAGGCGCCGACGGCTCCCTATCGTGGCGGCTCAAACCACCGATTGAGCGCAGTTATCGCCCATGCCCCGTTCCCTTGTTTCGTTCTGGAAACGTGTCGCCACCAGCGGCACCACCGCCGATGGTCGCGAGATCCTTCCCCAGGAGCTGCGCGATATCGCCGAGACGTACAAGCCGTCCAAATACACGGCAGTGATCTGGTGCGATCACGAGCGCTGGCAGGGCTCCCACGGCACGGTATTCGCCGTGCGCCTGGTGGAGGAGGGCGACGACCTGGAGCCGGGTCAGATCGGCCTCGAGGCGCAGCTCAAGCCGAACGACCGTCTGCTGTTCCTCAATGATCAGGGCCAGAAGCTGTTCACCAGCATCGAGATCACCCCGAACTTCGCCGGCAGCGGCAAGGCCTATCTGTCCGGCCTAGCGGTCACCGATGAGCCGGCCAGCCTGGGCACCCAGGAACTCTACTTTTCGAAGAAAACTAGCCAGGCCGCGTATTACGCCGCCTCGGTTGAGCTTGGCCCCCTGCGTGACGCCCAGCCTCAAGGCGAACTGCAAAAGCTGGTCGCAGCCTTCGCTGGGCTGTTCAAACGCTTCGG